GCACCTCCCGCCTGCTGACAAGTTTTAATCTGTCAGCTGATTTCACAACGTCTCCCGACTGCCAGTAGACTTCGGCAGGAGGGGCTTCAGTGAAGTATTGAAGCAGTTGCGAATCACCTCTGCTGGGTACCTTCCTACTTAGACCGCAAGGCCTATGTACTCGGTACTCAACCCGGTGAAGCTCCCGGTTATACCTCGATTTGAGGTGTGACCAGTCGCTACCCGTAGCTGATTCCAGACCAAAGGTACCAGAGCCGACTGTCACATAAGGAAGGAACATAGTCCCTGCCTTACGCAGCGTCGTTTCGATATATCGTGCGACGCACCAATAACCTCTTCTCGCGAAGTTGTTATGAGATGCGACAACACTAACCATCGACTCTGGTTGGACCTTTCGAGGATAAGTCATCGAGTATACTGGCGTTACGTCAACGCCAGAATATACATCGAGACCACAGGACTCCCGAAATCTTCCATTTCGGTAAGTCTTATGTGGATTAACCTTGAAGTCAAGGTGACTTAGCAATCCCTCGAGTATGGACCCACCGTCATTGGGGATGATAATATCATCACCAAAGACTCGGACTTCCCTACTCACGTCCCTAATGTTGCGGATCGTAGCAGCCAAGCCTCGGGCATAAAGTACCGAGGCGACAGCAATGCACGAAAACACAACAGTCTGGACGGGAAAGGTACATGCAGATCCCATACTAGCAAACTTCAGGAGTACATGGTACTCAGGAGATTTGCGGTCGATCTTATTATGGATCCACCTCGTACGGGTAGCGTGGAGAGCCTTTAAGAGCGACGTATTAGCTCTAAAGGTACGCTCCACAACCCAACACGATAGTCGATCAGAGGCCTCGGACAGATCAACCGTCCAGTGACTCTGATTTTGGGATGCTATCCGGGCTGCGGTTTGATTCGGAACTTGCGAACCGAAATCAATGCACCGCAAACAAGTAGCCTGGATGCGCTGACTCAAGAAGTCCTTGAGAGATTGCTGACACCATTGATGACTCGTAGGTTCCGAGGCAATTAGCCTCGGCCCCTTGAGTGTCTTTGGAACAGCAACCATCTTGGATGGAGGCTCATGTATCTCGAACCTCCCTCTAATCGAGTCAGAACTGACGGCGTCAGCCCATAATGACTGGTTCGCGAAAGCGAATTCGTCAATAGGAAAGACGCCATCAAGCTTCTTCGGCCAGTTGGGAAACTCATACTTAGAGATTCCCTTTCCGTCCGAAACTGCACCTGGTCCGTGCTTCACGCGCCAGTCGAGGGGCTTAAAGACCCCTAGTTGACAAGAGACAATATCACACACTCTTTGCAGAGTGGATGTTAGTCTTTCGTCAACGGCGGCCGGCTGAGTTCCTTGTTCACTGCTTCGTAGCAGTGAGCTAGGACCTTCGCGATTGCGAGGGATCTCTCCAAAGTGGAGAGACCCCACAAGCGACCATGAAGGCTCGTCGTCATCCCATCTAAGGGATGATGGACTAAGTCTCGTATCGACCTGGAAATATGTTCGGACTGTTTCAACAGTTCGTCCATATGTGCACTCCATTCTCAACTTTTTGGCAGCGAAATACAGCTGTCTAAGGAAGCGAATACAGGACACATCCAGATCGTCGCGAAGTGCTCCGTTAACGTCGAAGACTCGCAACATCATCCCCTTGAAAAGTCTAGGGATTGGTGTTCTTGCCCTGAAAACCCGTTGACACGGGAGGCCAGAAGCAACTAGGAGTCCATTTGATAGACACCGGTCAAAGTGTTTACCAAATTCAGGGAGGTCAATCGTCAAAAACGAGAGACCTCTCGCATCGACGTGAGTGTGGAGGCGCGAGAGATCGCGCTCTAACTCTTCACGAAGCGATGGGTCATACCTCATGATATCTTCACAGATAGCATGATACAGGCCCAGTAGGTAAGCGACATAGCTTTTCACCATAGTTGGCCTCGTTTGGCTAGTTATGGATCTATGGCTAGGTCATCCTTGTATTCGTAGCAGTGCTGACTAAGCACGGCTTAAGTTCGAGTAGTAGTTACCGGGCCCACTAAAGGGTCTTGGGTTACGACTCGAAGCCGAGAAGCTTGGCGGCAATGCCACCAGCTTTGACCATGTAGAAGCTCATCGCTTCTGACATGTCGATCACATCGGCTGCAACACCGTTAGGATCCGTTCGGATCGTAAAGATGATTTCAGTCAATGAACCAAGAGGGACGAGAGTGGTTGGTTTCAGAAACCTCTGAAACGTCACAACGTGACGCTCAAAGGCCTGAGTGCCAGCCTTCACGCTATCGTTTGAGTGCCGCACTTTCGCGCGGTACCAAACGAGAGTATCATCCAAGTAATACTCGGATGCATAACTATCTTGGTTGATCAAAGGCAACGTCTTGGCAGTTCCACCGGAACCGTCAAGGGTTACCACAAGGCTTGAACCTAACATGCTTACTTACTCCCTTGGTTTGCCAGCTATCGCCTATAACGGCTAATAGCTAGCGCGCCAAGGATCGACAGCTGCTTTGCCGATAAAAACGGCAAAGCGACATTTACAGATGGCGCACCTACATACCTTTCTCTGGTAATGTAGGAAGCAGAGCCTTCCGCACCGGGGCAAGAAGTTTTCTTTGCATCGGTGCGAGTGTAGCTGTAAGTGGTGATCAACTCGGTCATGATACATGCCTTAGTTGATATTGCTGGAACGGAGTTGTTGTACGCCTTGATATAGGTGTCAACACCACCGAACCAGTCAATCAGCCAGGACCACGGGATAAGATTCCACGCGGTCTCAACTGCATCAGAGGTAGAGCCGGACATGCCGAAAACAAGTTTTCGAGCATACCGTCTCAACCCAGCTTCACTAGCGAACTTGGGCATTGACGTCGGACGCCACCTTACGGTGCCCCAACGTCTAGCCTTGGTTATAGCTGATTCTTTAGAAGTAATCAGAAAACCAAGCGAGGTATCCATGAACTGTGAAACGTTCGTGGCACCTCCCCAATTTCCAAGTTGAAGGCGTCTTCGAAGACCTCCTTTGCTATAAAGTCGCTCCAACTCGTCTACCTTACGGTCGACGAGGGAAGTGAAGTCAAGCATCTTACGTACATCCGAGATGAGTGGAGCAATGCCAAACTGGAAACCAAGATACCAGTCAGCGCTCGCAGAAAGCGAGGGCCGACGAAGCCTCTTGATAGCCAGGGCAATGTCACCCGCCTGTTTCAGCATGTGTGGGAGGTCCTTCAGTTCCCCAATAAAAGTCGGTAATGACATGTTGCTACGGCCCGGATTCGTCCGAGCCATAAGCCTTGCCATATCCGAACTTGCACTGGGAATACTGAAGAAAACATCGTAAACGGGATGGGCGTAGCCAGAGCCAAAGGTGAAAGTGGGATACCAATTCGAATACGTTTTGGTAAACCCAGGACCACCGACCTCCCCATTAAGAGGGGTCACGCTGCAATCCTGCTTCCTAATAAGGAGCGGGTTTGCAGCATCACGGTTGCCGACTACATCCTCGCAGTACTCACGCTTTTGGATCCCAGAATTTGAAGTCTGGGTACCGATCGCGGGAGTATCGCCCATAAACTGGCTAAAGGTTGTACCTCCGCCAGGATAATAGGATTTCCTATCCCTAATACGAGTCATATCGAACCATCTGAGACGTGAGGACGCAGAATGCGCGGGCTCTTGCCCAGGAGGGACCTCGCGGTCCC